AGTTGAACAAGCGTTATCTGAACGAGAAGCCGCTATTAAAGACATGGTTGATGCAGGTGTTATTGATATTCAAGCGGCGCAAGCTTTGTATGACACGGAACGTGAAAGAGTCTACAACGATTTTATAGCTGAACAAGCAGGTGTTATAACAGGCTTTGAAAGCGACATGGCTACTGCACAAGCTGAACGTACTGCTGACAGAAATGCTTTGAACGCCCAGTTGATCGCAGCGGGTATAGACCCTGCTCTGGTAGCTGACGAGTTCGCTATGATGGATGCCACCTATCAGGGTGGTCGTGACGCTGAACGAGACTATTTGGATGCTTTGGGTCGCATAGGCACTTCGGCTGATGATGATAGGGCTTTGTTGGGTGAGGCTGTGTTTGGTGGTTTCGGTCAGGACTTGCGGTCTACAGGCAGGGAGATGGGTTTGAGTGCTGCTATGTTGGCTGCTCAGGATCGTCAGACGGCTCGTGAGCGTGGTTTGTCATCTGAGTTGTTGTCTCCGTTCACTGGTGTCCCTGAGGGCGCTATGTTTGCAGGTCAGTACGCTGGTGTGGACACTCCTGGTATTAGTGAGGGGCGTTTGCAGAGGGCTGAGAGTGCGCGTCAGTTTGATGAGGCTTTGTTGCAGAGGGAAGCTGAGAGTGCTTTAGACAGGGCGCAGTTGCAAAGAGATAAAGCGGTTGATGATGAAAGATTCCGTATGCAGATGATGTCTCAGGGTATTGATCCTGATACGGGAATGTCTTTGTTTGATGCTGATGATCCTATGAAGTTTTTAACTCCTGCTCAAAGATTTGATGCCATGAAAGCGGAAGAATTACCGTTGACTACATACTTCCCGATGGCGATAGCTCAAGCTCAACAACAGGGAATCCTTGACGAAAATGATATAACAACGTTGTCTAGTTTGATAGCAACGAACCCTCCTTCTAATGATGCAGAGCTGAGTGCTTTGTTGGTGCAAGCTGGTATCCCTGAGTTGATGGATGTTTTGTTGGATATGAAATCGGGTGTGTTCCCTGAAGAAATGGCTACTTTAACAGAATTGGCTGCTTTAGCGGAAACTGGCGATGGAAATTATGAACCATTGTTCAACCCTAGTTTAGCTCCTTTACCTGAATACATCAGACGAGAGGGATGGTCTGGTCTTAATCCTTTGGGATGGAATTGGGGTGAAATGGGTGGTGTGCAAAACCTCAATGAACTTGGCAAGTGGGTTTTCCCTGGCTTATTTGAGGATTAGACATGGCTTCTCCTTTAGATGAAGCGTTAAAAAGACTTCGAGTAAACTCTACGCCTAATCTTAATCCCACTAAGGTGGTAGACAATCCTATAGGTAAGGCTTTAGCTTCTCCGAGGGTGCAAACAAATTTAGCTAAAGGGTTTGCGGGACTGACCAAAGGCAGTGAACGTTCTGGGGATATAGGTTTCGGAGGGATTTTCGGAGATGTCATAGATATCATCGACACTCCCCGTTCCATTCTTGCTTCTACAGCTCAAGAGGTTGTAGACGTTTTCCAAGGTGAAGGTTTCTCTCCTACCGACTGGTGGGAACAAGTAGAAGATAACCATTTGTTTGGTGAAGTTTTACGCGACTCTGGTGTGGATCTACCAGGTCCTTTAGATTTTGCTTTGGGTTTAGGTTTAGATATTGCTTTCGATCCGTTGACTTACATGGCGGGTGCGGGTGTAGCAGCAAGATTAGCTAAAGCAGACGATGTTGTTGTTGCTTTACGTCAAGGTGCTAGTGCTGCTGATAAAGCCGCTAAAGGAAAAAAAGGTGTTGAAGCCGCAGAGTTGACTGCTAAAGCTACACGTATGCGTGACGCATCTGAAAAGGTTCGTAAAACGCGCAGTGTTCTTTCCGCTGGGCCTGCATTAGCTGACATTGGTATAGACACAGGTGCTAGATTAACAGTGCCTGGTACTGGTCGTTTAGGGCGTAACATTATTGAGAAGCCTTTAGATGCTTTGTCGGGAGGGCGTGTCAGTCAAAAGTTGAATCCTCGTCGAGTGGATCAACTTAAAGACGCAGAGTTTTTGTTCGACGAAGCAGGTTTTGTGGCTAAAAACGCTCCCGATATTGAAAAAGCAATGGGGTTGATGCGACGTAATGACGCTACCACTTTAGCTGAACTAAACAAATTGTCCCCCCAAGTGCGTAACGCTGCGACTATGGCTTCAAAGATGCCTGTTGAAACTAAACTTCGGTTACCTTGGTCAACTCCTCTTGTCGCTGCTGTCGCTGCTGTACCAGGTAAAACAATGAGATACGCTACTCAACGTAAACTTGTCGAGACTGTAGATCAAGCCATGAACACTCGTCAGCCTATTAGAGCGATGAAAATAGGCACTGATCCTGATTTGGGTTTAGCTGCTGTTCATTTGGAACGAGCGTTGAATAAAGGTGAAGTTGGTGCGCGTCGTCTTTCCTCAGAACTTTTATATGACGCTCGTAATGTGATTAGTGACGCTCAAAAACTTGATGTTCCTTTAGAGGATCTGTTAAGAGCTTCTGATAGACCTTATTTTTTAGATGAAGCTGAAACAATAATTAACCCTGAGTTGCCTGACTCTATAAAAAATTTAGAAAAACCTAAAGATTTCCATGACAGTCTTACAGGTTTCTGGAAGAAGGCTGAAACTTCGTTCAATGAGATAACGGGAACAGACACTCTTTCGGAAATGGTGGGCGATTTGTACGCTGCGAGGTTCTTATCGGAAGAAGGAGCTGACGTTCTGGGTGTAGCCAACCTTAACGAATTTACACCTAGAGGAATTGGTCGGCTCAAAGCACGTTCTTACGTTTCCCCTTCACAATATGCTTCTTATGAAAGAAGGTTAGGACCTGAAAGAACTGCTCAAAGGTATAGTAAAACTTTTTTAGGTGAAGATCTTTTAGATAGTGACGTTGCAGGAAAATCTGTTAGAGATCAAATGAATGATATTGGTGAACTTGTTTTGAAAGACGAATATAAAGATTTGTGGAGCAACGATTTTGTTGAGGTTATCCCTAAATATATTAAACGTTTAGAGCAGTATGCTAGAGAAACTATTGTAACTTCTGATCTTCAAGATTTGGGTATTCTTGTACGTGGCGGTCCTAAAGGAAGTATTCAAAGCAGTTTGACTACACGTTTGAACGATATTTTGAAACTAGAAGATACTACCACTAAGGCTGTTAAACGTCTGAGGCAAAAAGCTACTGTTGCTGATGCTAGATTAGCTACTTTACCTGGTCGAGCTAACGCTAAAGCTAATAATATTAACAAATTGAAAACTCGTTTAGAGTTGCAGTTGGATCGTTTAACCCGTGACGTTTCACATCTTATTGATGACACGATGATAGATGATTTGACTGTGGACATTCAAAAAGATCTTCTTTCACGTAGTCAAAAATATGGCAGTAAGGCTTCTGAGATGGGAAGGGAGTTGGCGCAATTAAATCGTTTAGTTCAAGCTATTAAAGCTGTGGGGACTACATCTGCGGGTACTCAAAATCCTGCGTTGTTCGCTGGTTTAGAAAAAACTATAAATGATTTAGGAAACGCATTAACTTCTTTTAATAAAGGTCACGTTAGTGCAATGCTGAAAGATGAGACTGTGGTGGCTGCGGAAAGGTTGCAAAATTTATTGAGAGGTGAAGTGGGGCGTGATCCTTTCAGTATGAAAGCTATAGATCCTGCCACTAAACGTTTCAAAACTTGGGAAGAAATTTTTTCTACTGTTAAAACTTTAGATGATGAGCTTCAAGTGTCACGGGATTTGTTATTAACAGAAAAAAGGGTTATTGATGATGCGTTAAGGAACGCTAGACGCGAGTTGGAAACATTAGACATAGCTAAAGAAGCTGATATTACAAAAAAAGCTACTGGTCTTGAGGTCGGGGATTTACGCAATGAGAAAATGGTTCAACTACAACGGGATGCTATCGAGTTTCAGGAACAGTTGTTGCGCGAAAATGAAAGATTAGTGGATCAACGACTAGCATACTATGTGAGGTTACATGGAGAGTCTGTTCAAGAGGGTACGAGACTTAAAAAGTTTTTAGAGGATCTTAATACTTATGAAAAACAATCTGTTCTCGCTTCTATAAACGAAGCTAAAGTAAGCGGGCAAACAGGTCGCATGATCGCAGCCGCTGAGACTCAAGAAGAAGCCTTGAAATTGTTAAATAATCAAAGAACGTTTTTAGGTTTCAACGAAATGTATAACGAAGTTTTATCTAAACAATTTTTAAGTGGTGCTTTCGGTGATTTTAAGGCAGTGAACGCTGATGAGAGCGTCGAGCTGGTTCAAGCGGCTATGAACGCTACTTCTCGTATAAACAGTCCTAAAGCTATGGGCGAGTTTGGTAAAAAGTATTCCAAATTGTTGAACTGGTGGAAAGCACAAGCTGTGGCTTCACCTGGTTTTATTTTACGTAACGGCATGGGTGGCGTGTGGATCAATTCGCAAATAGCTGGTGTTGAAATGGGTACTCACACAAAAGTTGTTGCTTTAGCTAGGGCGGCTATCAAAGCAGGTGAGGGTGATCTTAGAGCAGGTGTGCGTGCGTTGAGAGATGCGGGGGAACCAGTCCAGTTGAGTAACGTTTTTGATGTTAAGAATGTTGCTGGAGTGGATGATGTTAATACTTTCGCTGAGATGGTTGAATCGGGTATCGCTCAGGGTGGTCAAGCATGGTCTGAGGTTGAAGATGCTTTGTTTGATTTAGGTTTGGGTGGCACTTGGAATCCGCTTGATGCACAGTTTAAACCATTTCGCGGTATTCGTTTAATGAACGAAAAAATGGAGTTCATGTTGCGTGGTGGTTTAGCTTTTGACGCTATGGCTAACAAAGGTAAAAGTATAGACGAAGCGTGGGATTTGGTCAGGAAATATCATTTCGATTATTCGGATCTTACCAACACTGAACGTAAAATTAAAATGGTTATTCCTTTTTGGAAATGGCAGAAATCTGTGATGCCTGTTTTGGTTGAATCAATAGGTAAGAACCCTAAAGCGTGGGGCAGGTTACAGCAGATAAAAGGCGAGTTGGAATTAGGCAGTGATGAAGAAACTTTAGTGCCAGATTATTTCGCTAAGTCTTTAGGTATACGTTTACCGTTTGAATGGGGTGGAGGTCGTGTTTACACGTTGCCTGATTTGCCTTTTAAAGATCTTAAACGTTTCACTGAGTCGCCTACAGCTCCGTTTAGAGGGTTAGCTGAGGGTGCTGTTCCGTTCGTGAAGTTGCCTGTTGAGATTTGGAGTGGTAAACAAATATTTGGTGACATTCCTTTTAGTGGCAGGTACCAACAAGCTCCTAATTCTTATGGGAAAATTCCAGGTTTAATGCCTATTCTTGGAATGATGGGTAAAGCTAAACAAAACAAACAGGGTGAATGGAAAATGCGAGACAGAGACATTCATTTGTTTGATTCTTTTTCTCCGCTGTTGGGTCGTGTTAGACGATTGTTTCCTAACGAAGAATCGAAACAGCGTCGTGTGTTAACATCGTGGTTATCGTTCTTGTTTGGTGGTGGGGTCAGAATAAATGATCCTCAAAGTAAAAAAAGTGCGTGGTACAGAACGCAAGACCAGTTGAATAAGGACCTTCAAGACATGCAGGATATAGAGTTCCGAGAGATTTAACGGGACAAAACGGAGTATAAATAGATGAAACACATCTCAAGAAAAGAATGGGGCGCTCAACCGCCACCAAAAGGAAAATTCGACAAACTCAACCGTGCCAGAGTAGCAGGCGTAGTTATACACCACTCAGGTGTGCAAAACGGTCCGAAAGGATCAGATGCAGTTAAAGCATTTGAACGCCACCACATGGGCAACGCCACCACATGGGCAAAGGCTGGGATGGTATTGGCTACAACTGGCTTGTAGACGAATCGGGAACTATTTTTGAAGGCAGAGGATGGGATAACCGTGGAGCGGGAACTAAAGGTTGGAACAGTCGTTCAATCAGCGTGTGCTTTACTGGCTGGGGTTTTAATAAGCCTGGCGACAATGCTTTACGTTCTTTACAAACAGTTGTTGATGCCGCTGAGTACCATTTCGGCAAAGGGCTTTGGGTTTCAACGCATCGTAAAAAAGCTAAAGAAGGCTACACGACGTGTCCTGGTGACTGGTTAGGCAACTGGGTTGAAAGCGGTATGGGTGTCGTTGAGGCTCCTGAGACTGTCGACTGGGGTGCGATCATCCAGTTCTTTAAAGATTTACACGAGCAGGTTAAAAAGACTCCTTTGTCTCGGCCTTCTCGTAGCCGTGGTTTACCTGTGCGTTTAGTGCAGGGAAAGTTAGTGGAACGAGGTTTCGATCCAGGTCCTGTTGACGGGATTTTCGGTAAGAAAACTGGTGACGCTATCAGAGCATTTCAGGAAACACAAGGTTTTTTGAAGGTTACAGGTGTGGTGAACGGTGAAACGTTCGGCTGCCTGTTTATACAGTAAGGAAAAATATTATGCCAAGAGGTAAAGGATACGGTCCTTCGTTTCAAGAAACGTTCGGGTCGCAAGATGACCAGCCTTACAACTCTACATCTTCATTCAACATGTGGGATATGAGTAAGAAGGCTAAGAAAGCCGCAGCTTATTTGCGGAACACTAATTTGGGTAACGCCGCTCATGGTGGCCGCCCGTTTGGAAAGTAGGGGATTATGCACGGACATTTAGATGGTACTACTCCCAGCACTAAAGCTGAGAGTGTGGTCGTGTCGAGTGTGACACGCCCTACAGCTAATCTGGGTACGTTAACTGGTGACGCTATGTTACGGATGAGTAACGGTATGCGTTCCATGTTCGACGAAAACGACTGATGGGTCGCAAACCTAGAAAACCTAGGTACTGACAGTGCCTCTCAGACGAGGCTCCGATCAGAAAACCATCAGTCAAAACATAGGCACTCTGATCTCTGAAGGATATAAACGGGATCAGGCTGCCGCTATAGCGTATGATAAAGCTAACAGGAGTAAAAAAAGAAAATGAAAAACTTAACTGATCTATTAGAAAGAGCGGCTTGGACTTTCGCCCAGTCGTTTCTTGGTGTGTTTGTTGTAGCTGACTTGTCGTCAGCGAAGGGTGCGGGCATCGCAGGCTTGGCTGCCGCTGTGTCTGTTGCTAAAACCTTCGTTAAGGATCGTGTAGCTAAATAACAATGGATGAAAACGTTGACGTTGAAGAAAAATGGCAGGAGTTTCTGAACGCTGAAGGCTGGCAGATCTCCAAAGAAATTTACGACAATCTTCAAGCAACGTCAACAGTGTTGGACACTGATGATGGAACCCACGCAAAATGGTCCTCTAATGGAAAACTTGGGTTACTGTTAGTGTTTGATGACGATGAAGCTGACGCTCTTGTCGCT